TTGCACTATCAACTAAGAACTTTACTGTTTCAATATCGTTTTGATCTTCAACAAAACCAATATTTTTCATTGATGAACTACATGTTGGACATGATTCATCAGACTCTTTTGAGAGTCTTACAATATCGTCAGTACTGCACCAGTATACCGTGTCAATAACTGCCTTTGCCAAATACCCGCCAAGTTGCCCCTTTTCAATTGAGATAACATTAGCAAACTGATTTGCAGGATTATCTACTAAAGACAACTCATGCAATTCATACTCTTTGACAATTCTAATTGCTTTATCTAGTTCTTCATCATAGGAATCCATTGACTTTGTAATATTTCCTCCGATTGAAAAACCAGTTAGTGTGCCATCAAGAACTTTTTCCCAAGTATCTTGTGCACCCTTTGAAACATACGCAGAAACATAAACTCCGCTATAAAACTTTTTTGTTGTTGGATCAAAGTATCTATCTTCTTTAAAAGATACAACCTTACCAACTGCATTTGGTCCGTGCATTTCACGGAGATTTCCACGAAACTTTTTAAATGCCTCTATACTTGCTTCTGTTGTAACAATATCATTTTGCTTATCAATATTATCAAGGGTAGCAAAGCCAGATACTATTCTGCGCTCTTTGTCAATCTTGCCGATAGGCATAGAAAAGCGAACATTGTCGCCATCAGTAATCCAGTGTGCTTTTTGTATAGTCATGGCAGTATTATTATAGCAAACCTTTTTATATATTTCTCAACTATTGAGATGCCCTGCCCTCACCCTGTGGATTTCTTCCACTAATGGTGGCAGGAGAATCAGACACATTATTTGCTCTTTCTGCGTCTCTTTCACGGTTACCCGCTAAATTTGCTCTGGCATCTGCTCCCTGACGTGGACTCATTGTAAATGGAGAATTACCATCGCCGTCTGGGCGTGGTGGTAAATCCAACATTTCACGAGCCTCATCTGGAGTAATAACCTGAGTTTTTACATATCTCTCAATGATTTGTGATTGAGCAATTTCATCTGTCAATGTCATCTCATTAAACTTAAGTTCAAGAATGTCTGTTTTTTCTTTAACAATTTTATTGACCATTTTTTCAAGTTGAGCCTGTGCTGGTCTAGCAACCTGTTCTTTAAATGTACGATCTTGAGCCATAGCAGCAGCAATAGCAGCAGAATCTGATCCTCCAAGTTTAGAAATTGGAACCTGATGTGCTACTAAAATATCATCACGATTTTGCTTGCGATATTTTTCAAATGATGCTTCTTGAACTGATGTTTCAACAGGCTCCATTTTAAACTCAACCTTGTTGTTATCAGTATCTCCAGGAAGTGGGATGTATAAGGTTCTATGGTTCTGACCCTTTAGACCTGTTTGCAAGAATCTAAACATTTTGTCTTCAGCATCAGCAGACAGTTTTGCACCCTTTACCGTAATAATATAACGTGGGGCACCCTTGTTTTGGAAATAATCAATGTTATATTGAGCAGCAAGAGAATCACCAATCAAAGAAGATACTGCAGAAATAATATCTGGAATTCCATAGTAAGTATTCAGTGGTGAATATTCTTTAATATGAATAATTTCATTTGGTCTTGTATCTGTAGTCATTGGATTTACGTTTGTTGCACCAAAGTTACGAAAATAAACTACCTTTTGACCAATAATCTGAACAAAGCCGTCACGCAAACGACGAACACGAATAGTTGTAGATGGAATATGTCCGACATATCCAATTTCTCCTGATACAGTTCTGCCAATTTCTAGAAAACCATTACCAGTAGCCTGCAAATCGGTATAAACTTTTTCCATTGTATTTGTAAATGAATCATCATCATTAAGAGATTCTAGCCATTCACGAATTTCTAATTTCATTCTTTCAATACGACGACGTGCTCTTTCTACTGCACCTTCATCACTATTGCTTTCAAAACGAAGCATTGTACGATCTGTAATATCAAAGCGGTATCCAAGACCAACAACATTTTCTACCTTAGCATCAATAGCAGCGTGATTTGCAAATGATGTATCGTAGTAACTTGCCAACTCATACATATTGTATGGTGGTGTGATTACATCAAAAAGTCCATAGCCATTTCTATATACCGTTCCAGGATTAATCTGCTTAGATCCACTACCATCTTGTCCCATTGGAATAGCATTAGCATTTTCTAAATAACGTGCTGATGGTTCTACAGTATTGTATCCATATACAGCCTTAGAAACATTTCTTGTTGTTCTACGTTTAAAGTTTTGATCTAGTCCAGAATACTCTTTAAGAATATTCCAGTCCTTACCAAATGGATCATGGGCTTTAAAAATATTCTCTGACTCTTCTTGAGTCTTAAGACTTGCCTGAATAAAATCGTAATCGTATTGTTCGCTCATGATTCGTATACATCTTTCCCATATTTATTTAATGTGTCTTGAGCAGCCTGCCATGCACCTAGATCATTCATAGATGGGATAAGACCATTTTTAAATCTGTCCATTTGCTCCGTATGCTCTTCTTCACTAATTCTATTTAATCCAGGAACAAATACTGCAGTTCCTTCACCATCATCGCCATAATAAACTGCAGCAGTCTTAAGTTCTGCTATTTTTGAAATATCACCCTTCATAGATGGGATATTTAAAACGTTACCCTCTCCGTCTGTAAACCACTTTCCATTGGATTTCTTATAAACATACAATCCCCAGTCATAATTCTTAGGAATGACCTTTCTTCGGACATTACTTACAAGAGGCTTACCAGTTTTTTGACTAATTAATGGATTCATGTACTTAAGTATACCAGACTATACCGCTGAACCCAGTCTAACGGTCCATGTCGTGTCATTGTATATTTTAACTTTTTGGGCATCAAATATCATACCCTCATCATCATCAATAATAATTTTATTAGTTCCAACATAAGTCTTATACACATCAGAGGGGCTTACACCATATAGGTCGGATGCTGAAATAACAAGCACTCCATCCCAGGTAAAACTGTTTAGCCAATACTCCCACTCAAAATTAGTAACTCCGTCAGTTTTTACCTTTAGCCATGGTCTTGTTAAAGTACTCTGAACCTGTTGTAGGTTATTTGCTTGATAGAAAGCAATATTATTAAACACAAGTGGACCAGTTAAATTGATACCGCCAATGAATGAGTCAAAGTTAAGAGCAGTAGAAAATGCTATACCAATAACTGCCCATTCCTTAATTGTCAATACTGGCTCTCTGACTAAAGATCCATTTAAGAAATATGACAAGCCATTAAATGTTTGACCTGTTGCTAAACTTTTTGCATAGACTCTTGCCCTTGTGCCATCTGGGTTATCTGCTGTAATATAAAACTTAATAGTATCTGCTTTATACACTATCTCAAATATTTCTGTTGGAATAAATGGGAACTGATCTAAATCAGACCTCATCCAAATCTGTGTTGCGCTTACACGATAGTTATCTGCTAGAGTTGAGTTTACTGGAATTGCAATACCACGAGAAATTAGTGGATCAAAGTCTCCACGAACTTCAATGCCAGATGTGCGATTTAGATAAAGATATGGAGTGCTTCCTTTATAAATACTAAATGGATTTTGAGACTTATAATCAAAGTAAAGACCAGCACGTTTATATGGGAACATGTTGACACCAAATCGTGTTCCTATTGGATTAAAAGCATTTTCATTAAATGCCTGAGATGTTAGTTCTAATCTACGCAAACGAATTGGCTTTCTTAAAATGCCACGAATATTAAAATCTAGATGATATACAACAGCAAGTTTGCTGAAGTCTACAGTTTTGGTTGGATAAATTAATGTATTATCTACCACCTCAAATTTTGTGGTTAGCCAATTTGAATACTCGTCAATATTAATAATCTTGTTTTCTTTTGGTGGTACATAATTCGGAAAGTCAGTTATTGGTGTATTTGCACCCTCTTCAATATATTGCAAAGTAATATAACTTCTAACAACAGCATCTGTAGTGTCATACTCAAAATATTTAGCAGCCTTTTGAGACATATCCTCATAGTTATTCCATCCAGTTAATAGGCTGTTGTCTAACTGAAAATATGTCTTTTGAACTGGATGGGCGTATTCTTCTTTAAGTTCGTTATATGTCCAAGATCCAATTTCTTCATATTCCGTCAATTTTGTGGGTGATGGATAGCCTAGATTAAACTGCAAAAAGTCTAGGTCATAATACTGATTGCCAAGTTCATTTGTTACAGATTGTGCAAAATAAGAAAGTGGAAGATAGTCTTCCCAATATCCAGAAACACCAATGTCTAAGAAATATGTATCATATGCCTCTGATGGAAGAAGTGTATAACTTGCGGTATGTGCTAAAAGTGCCAAAGCATTAGCAGACTCCGCTGATCCAGTAGCCAAATAACTATCAAGAATTGCAGTTCCATTTTCTTCAAAATGAGACGTTATGGCATTTGCATTATATGCGGTACAAAGACCTACAGAATAAATTTTGCCTGTAAACTGAAAAGTACCAGTCTCATCTCCACCAACATACATTTCAAGACCATTACGATTTCCAAAGAAAGACGCAACATTGCCGCCAAAGAAATTAACAAGTTCCTCTATTTGAATTCCAGCAGCATATTTTTCATCGGCTACAATAATGTCCGTAGTATAAATTTCTTCTTCTTCGCCATTAAAGTATAGATAGTAGTGAATCTCGTCTAAGTCTTTACGAACCGAAAAGTAATTTCCTGTAAGTCTGTTGTAGATTTTAAACAGTGTTTCTTCAGTGGCTAAATTGTCTGAACTAAATACTCCATATACAGTATCTATATCTGTATTCAAAATACTTAATCTAGGAAAGTTAAAATAACATTCTTCTGTATCCCAGGAAATATTTGGTCTAAAAGTTATAAACTTATCCTCATTAGGCACCTGTATTTCTTGATTATTATCATATAGTTCTTGAAGTGTTTTAGAACCTATAAAAATTTCTGGCAAAGAATACTCTGGTGTAGTTAATGCTGTATTAGTTGTAGATAGGTTGTCAAAAGTACCCTGCTCCCATTGAGCAAAGTCTGGATAAGTATAGTTTGCTGTATAGTCAGCAAAAGGATAGTCAATAAAAGCCTGTGTGCCTCCGTAGGCAGAGTTAATTACTTCTGGGGATAAAACACCTTGACCATAAACCCATCTGCGCTTGGCAACGCTAATAGAGACTGAATACGGATAAATTGCAACACAGTCAACTTCAATAGGAGTTACATCTTCATAAGCATAAAATCCAAGCCAATCTTGACTGTCTCCAGCATTATCTAGTTGTGAAGGTAAAATAAGACTATCTGTTTCAATTGGAATATTTATTACTTCTTCACCATTTATAAGCAAACTTGCGTTATTTCTAATTACCTTTAGATGAACAAGCATTGGTCTAAACCATTCACCAACAAAGTGAGATGCAAACTGCTTACCAATTACTAATGTTAAAAATCCAGACTCTACATAAATACCGTCTGAAGATGCTATAGGTCCAAATATTCTTTTTGGTTCATAGGCATTTGAATTAATTCTGATCCAAAACTCAA